AGTTATTCGAAGATTACGAAAGACTATTGAGAATGGTGGAAAAAGAGAAAGACGAAGGTGCCACTAAAGGTGGTGCAGTAGAGTCTGCCTCGGAGACTGGACTTATATGATAAATAGATTAAATTTTCTATTAGAGGAAATCCCTCAGTATCACCCTTCTAGCGAACAGTACTTGTTATTTTGGCGAGAACAAAAGCAGAGGTGTATTGAAGGTTATTGGGTTGGGGGCGTTTGGATGCCAGGCTCTCTGTACTTCTATGTGAATTTTTGGACTATACTACTGAATAAGTCAGCCCATTCTAAGACCAAGGAACCTGGAAAGCCGTTTCTTCGTGACTTGGAGTGGGATTTCTTTTATAACTGGACTGAGGCTAGAGGTTTCTCTGGATTCTCTGATGACAAGACATTTACTTGTGACAGGGAGTTTGAAGTCGCAGGAGTTGACGCAGCTGGTAGAGTATATATACCCGCGCGTGAGTATATGCGTAAAACCTTTTCTAAGAACATGGGTAAGCCTTTGTTTGAGAATGAGGCTAAGAATATGATGATGATGGGTAGTCGTGGTTTTGGTAAGTCCTACGGAGTTGCTGGTGGGGTTATCGGTCATGAGTTTATATTCGATGGGATGAAAGAATACGATCCTGCGTACATAACAAACCCTCCGTCTACAGAGATAGTAGCTGCAGCAGGTGATGCTAAATACTCAGCGGATATTCTAAATAAAACTAAGTTTGGTTTAGATAACCTTCCTGGGTACATAGAGTTAGAGGATAAGTTCTATCCCTCTCCATTCTCTAAGCAATACTCTGGATCTTGGATGTCTGGTAAAGAGGTTAAGGCTGAATACAAAAAGAAACTTGGGGGTACTTGGCAAACTAGAGGTAGTGGGTCCAAGATTAAGCACAGAACATTTAGAGATAACGCATTTGCTGCCAATGGTACGCGTCCCGCTGTAATGGTGATGGAGGAGATTGGTATGTTCTCTAATCTTAAAGCCGCACATGAAGCTTCGGTGGAATGTATGAAGAACGGTTCCTACAAGTTCGGTAGCTGTATGTACCTAGGTACTGGTGGTGATATGGAAGGTGGAGGTACTGTAGATGCAAGAGATATGTTCTACAATCCAGATGTCTACGACTTAATATCATTCGAAGATACTTGGGAAGATAAAGGGAAGATTTCCTATTTCGTTCCTGCGTATATGGGATTGAACCAATACAAGGATAAAAACGGATTTACAGACGAAGCTCCAGCTAAATTATACCTAGATAAATTTAGAGACAAATTACGCTCTGGGAAGAACTCTAGGAGCGCATTGAATGCAGAGCTCCAGAACAGACCTTTAAAGCCGTCAGAGGTCTTCCTAACGAAGACTGGGAACCATTTCCCTACTGCTGATCTTATGGATACTTTATCTAACCTAGATGTGGAGAATGCAGAGACTAATGTGGACTATATAGGTAAGTTATTTGTAACTACTACAGGAAAGATAGAATGGAAGCCAGACGCTAAACTGAAACCTATATACGATTACCCTTTAAGGATAAGTGACGAGATTGAGGGTTGTGTGATTATACATGAGATGCCTTACGAGAATGGCGAGGAAGAAATTCCTTATGGCATGTATGTTGCAGGGTGTGACCCTTATGATCATGATGAAGCTACTACAGCTTCTTTAGGGTCATTGATAGTACTAAACAAGCTCACCAATAGGATTGTGGCTGAATATACTGGTAGACCAGAGACAGCTAACCAATACTACGAAGTAGTAAGACGATTACTAAAGTTTTACAACGCTAAGTGTCTCTACGAGAACGAGCGAAAGGGTTTGTATCAATACTTAGAGCATAAACACGAAACTCATTTACTTCTGGATCAACCTGAGATAATAAAGGATGTTGTCCAGAACAGTAGAGTGAGTAGAGGTAAGGGTATGCACATGTCTAAGCCTTTGAAGAATTACGGAGAAGAACTTATAAAGATGTGGTTACTAGATAACTACGGACAGGACGAAAGTCTTATGAACCTACACAAGATACGAAGCCAAGGGCTACTAAAGGAGTTGATCGCATACAATGCTGACGACAACTTTGATAGGGTGATGGCCTTCATGATGGTTATGTATCATCTAGAGGAGGTTAAAAAGCACACAGTAGAAAAAGAAAAGAAAATAACAACCATATATGATCAGGGATTCTGGGATAAACCTCTATATAAGAGGGGTAAGCGTAGAGCCTTTTAGCTATAAAACTTTAAACTTAATTAATAAGTAGTTAGGTTAAGGGTTGTGTAGTTTAAATAATTGTATATTTTTGTACTTTAATTCGCGAATTTAAAAAAAACAATGACATGGCAAAAGTAAACGTAACTTTGTCTCTATCTAGTACTGACTTGTTTGCAAAACAAGCCCTTAGTTTCACAGAGACAGATTCATTATCTCCTGCGGGAGATACGCAGGTAATGGGGCGCATAATAACATCAGGTAACGGCACAGTAGATTGTCTTACTATGGGAACAGGAACAGCTATTAGACCTTTAGCAGGTACTAATGATAGAGCTTACTTATTTTTACATAACTTAAGTGCTGTTTCGGGCGAGATCTTAATGATCAGATTAAGAGAGGCTGTAGGTACTGCAGGTACTACGGGTGATTATTTTGCTCAACTAGGGCCTGGGGAGTTTTTATTTATCCCTATAGCTCATATGCAGTCAGTAGATCTTGAACCTAAAGCAGGAACCCCTGTAGCGGAATTTATTTTAATGGAAAAAGCCTTAGGTTAATCTTTAATACATAAAACATGGCAACTTTAAAAACAACCTTTAGTATCTCAAGTACAGACTTGTTCGATACTGTGAATATATCCAAGACAGTAACAGACTCTTTAACTATAGACGGGGATAACCGTCAAGGGTTAACAGTAGTTAAAACTGCTGCAGGCGCATTCTTAGAATTAACTGTAGAAGCTTTATCTGGAGCAGTTGATAAGAAAGCGTATGTATACGCTAAAAACTTAGACATAGTAGATGACATCATCCTTTTTGATGATGGTGATCAGGAATTTGCAATGTTAGGGCCAGGAGAATTCTTGTTTTACCCTTCTGCAGATAACACAACTGTTAAGGTTAAATCATCCGCAAACACTCCGCTTTTAGAATACTTGATACTTGAAGTAGCGTAATAAAATTTACATATGGCCAATATAGATTTTCCTAGGCAGAAATTAAGTCTGCGAAAAAAGACCCAGAAATGGGGAGAAGAATGTATAGAGGCTGCATTAGGGCTGATCGGAGTTTACGACAGTACTAGGAGGAGTCCACATGCTAGAAAGCTGAGGAACTACAACCTTTACAACGGTAAATTTGACAAGTCGGATCTAGAACATGTAACAGATCCATTAGGTATGGGAGGGATAGCAGAAATGCCTGCATCCCTCCAGTACTATGATGTAGTTTCCCCAATATTTAATCTTCTTTTTGGAGAAGAATCTAAACGTAGATTTGACTATGTAGTCAGAGCTATGAATGAAGGTTCTATTACTGCGAAAGAAGAAGAGATGCAGAAGCAGATAGTTGGCACCTTTAAGGGGTTAGTTGATCAGCACAGGGAACTTATGTCCAAAGAAATGCCTGACGCTAAGTCCGAAGAGGAACAAAAAGAGCAGGCCCAACAAATAGAAGCTAGCATCCCTGAGCATTTGAAGAGAATGGAAAAGTACTTTAAGTACGACTTCCAGGACATGAATGAATCCACGGCTGCTAAACTTTTAAAGTTCTTAGAGAAAGATCAGGACTTAAAGACTGTCTTTCAAAAAGGGTGGGAAGATGCACTTCTCGCAGGAGAGGAAATTTATTGTGTTGAGCAAGTAGCTCAAGAACCTACAGCTCGAAGGGTTAATCCTTTGGAGTTTTATTGTTTATTACCTAATAACTCTGATTACGTAGATGAGGCGGAAGCAACTGTCGAAGATACGTATATGTCTATAAATGCTATAATAGATTACTATTATGAGGATTTAACTGCTAAACAAGTAGATGACTTAGAGAAAGAGCAAGGGTCTCAAAGTAATTTTGGAGACTCACTGCTTAACTATGAAAACCCTCCTAAACTAACTGTTAAGGATGTGGATGAAGTTCCAGGGGAAACCCAAGTATCGAGCTTTAGAGATGAAGAAGGTAATCTCCGTGTAACTAAGGTTAGATGGAAATCCATGCGTAAAGTTGGTAGATTATTCTACTTTGACGAGCAAGGGATGCCCCAAGAAGATATGGTTAATGAAACATACAAGATAGACGAAACCTTAGGGGAGCGTATTGAGTGGATGTGGATTAACGAGTATTGGGAAGGAACAAAATTAGGAGAAAACATTTACATAAACATTAGAGCCCGTAACCAGCAGTTCAGAAAGATGGATAACATCTCTCACTGTAAATCTGGATATGTTGGTACTATATATAACGCGAACAACTCACAGTCTGTTTCTTTGATGGACAGATTAGTTCCTTGGATATACTTGTATATCACAATGTGGTACAGACTAGAATTAGCTGTAGCATCTAACCAAGGGAAGATAGCGTTAATTGATTTATCTCTTATCCCTGATGGATGGGATGTAGAGAAGTGGATGTACTACGCGCAATCGATGAAGTTCGGTTTCGTAGATTCATTCAACGAAGGAAAGAAAGGCCAGTCTTCAGGGAAACTTGCAGGGAATATCTCTACCCAGAATAAGGTATTGGATATGGAAACTGGTAACTATATACAGCAACACGTACAGCTTCTACAATTTGTAGAGGAAAATTTACAGAGTCTTTCAGGAGTTACTAGACAAAGATTAGGGTCTATATCCTCTTCAGAGTTAGTAGGTACCACGGAAAGAGCTGTTGAGCAATCTTCTCATATTACGGAGAAATGGTATGACATTCATAACCATACTAAAACCAGAGTACTATCTACATTAGTAGACGTTGCAAAAGACGTATACTCAGGAAAAACTAAAAGATTCCAATACGTAGCAGATGATCTAGCGACTATGTCTTTCAAATTAATGGGAGACGAGTTTGGTTACTCTGAGTACGGTATTTATGTGTCTAATTCTAGCCAAGATCTACAAGCATTACAAGCTCTTAAATCTTTAACGCAGGCGGCTCTGCAGAACGATAAAATGACTTTATCAGATGTTATCGACGTTTACAACTCTAATTCATTGGCTGATGTCCGCATTAAGATTAAAGA